GCCGGGTTGAGGACGGGCTACTCTTCACCCTCGGACTTTGGAACCCCGAGGATTACGGGGGGGAGGTACCGAGGGAGGAAATCGACGGAGCGGTTGAGCAAGCTTTCGAGCGATACGATGTTGTCGGGTTCTTTTCCGACGTGCACCCTTGGGAAAGTTACGTCGATCGTTGGACCGAGGCGCACGGGAGCGATCTCGTCGTCAAGGTGAGCGATCGAGCTCCGATAGCTTGGGACATGCGCGGGAGGAAGCGCGAGACCGTCGATGCCGTCGAGCGCTTGTACGCCGCGATCGTCGATCGGGAGGTTCGACACCTTGCCGAACCCCTCGCGTCGTCGCACGTGTACAATGCTCGACGAAAAGTTACGGGGTTCGGGACGACGATACAAAAAGATCATCGCGAAAGTGCTCGCAAGATCGACTGGGTGATGGCCGCGGTGCTCGCTTGGGCGGCGCGTCGCGCGTACCTCGCGATGCCGGAGCGACTCCGCCGACGACGACACCGACGAGCTCGGGGAAAGGTTGTCTTTGTGTGATGGATCCGACGGAAGCGCTCGCTTGGGCACAAAAAGCTATCGGTGTCGCGACGCGCGACTATCCGCGCTTGAGCAAGATCGACCGCTACCTCCGCGGTGCGCAACCTCACCCCGCGGTACCCCCGGGGACACCGCAAGAACTCCGCGCGCTCGCGTCGATGGCGCGCGTCAATCTCATGCGGATCGTCGTCAACTCAATCGCGCAAACGCTTTACGTCGACGGTTACCGTCGCGCGCGCGATGCCGAGGACGCGGAACCTTGGCGTATTTGGCAAGCGAACCAGCTCGACGCGCGGCAGACCGCGGTACACCGCGCGGCGCTCGCGTACGGTGCCGCCTTTGTGCTTGTCGTCCCTCCGGTGCCGGGGAATGTGCCGAGGATCCGTGTCTACTCCCCGCTCCGCGCGTCCGTGCTTTACGCGTCGATCGACGATATCTGGCCCGCGGTTGCTTTGTTCCGCGAAACCCCCCTTTCCGACCGCGCGGTTGAAACCGTCGACTATCGGCTCGTCACCCCGACGGAGATATGGGCGATTCGCGGTAACGGTGTCGGGGGGACGGAGAACCTCGCGGTGATCGGTGAACCCGTCCCGCACTCGGCGGGTATTGTCCCCGTCGTGCGCTTCCTCAATCAGATCGACGCGGACGGGCGGATCGAGGGGGAGGTTGAGCAACTTTTCGACTTGCAAGATCAAGTCGACTTGACGACGTTTGCGCTACTCGTCGCTCAGCATTATGGCGCGTTTCGTCAGCGCGCGATCATCGGGTGGGTTGCCGATTCCGAGGAAATCGCGCTCAAAGCGAGCGCTCAGCGCTTGTGGCAGTTTGAGGATCCCGACGTCAAGCTCTTTGAGTTTGGCCAAACGGATCTCGGGGGTTACCTCGAATCGCGGGAGGCGTCGCTCCGGCATGCCGCGTCGCTCTCTCAAACACCCGTGCACGAGTTGCTCGGCTCCCTCGTCAACCTCTCGGCGGAAGCGCTCGTCGCGGCGGAGGCGGGGTATCGGCGGAAGGTTGCCGAGCGTCAGATCATCTTCGGGGAAGCTTGGGAGCAAACGTTGGAGGTTGCCGGAGCGATGGCGGGCTTGCCGATCGATCCGACGTCGGAGGTGAGGTGGCGGGACACCGAGTCGCGCGCACTCTCCGCTACCGTCGACGCGCTCGGCAAGATGGCGCAGATGCTCGGCATTCCCCCTCAGGAACTTTGGGATCGCATCCCCGGGGTTACACAACAGGACGTCGAGCGTTGGCGCGCCGCTTTCGCGAGCGGAAACGAGCTCGCCGCGTTTCAGGCTGAACTCCGCTCGCAAGTTGCCGACTTGCTCGGGGGTTGAGGGTGGCACTCACCGAGGCCGCGGACAAGCTCACCGATCGACATATGCGCGAGCAACTCGCGATCCGCTCGCAAGCGCTCGATGAATTCGCGTCGATCATGGCGCACTTCGATCCGAAAAACTCCTACTCCGTCGCCGCGACGCGAAACGCGCTCGTGTCGACGACGACGGAGTACCGCGTCAAGTCCGCGGAGGCGGCGTCGCGCTACTATGCCGCGTTTCGGAGTGCCGAGGGTGTCCCCGGCATCGCTCCGCTCCCGACGATCGACGTCGCGGATGATGCGTTTCGCGAGGTTATCGGGGACTCGTACCGCTTCCTACTCCGTAAGGACGCTTTCGCGCTCGGGAGTGCGATCGAAGAGGCGGGGTTGCTCCGGAGGACGGAGGCGGAGCTCGCGGCGCGGTTGTCGCGGTATGTGTTGGAGGGAGGGAGGTTGCGACTCTCGGATCTCATCCGCGCGGATCGCGCCGCCGTTGGATGGGTGCGTGTTACGCGGGGTAAGGCTTGCGCGTTTTGCGGGTTGCTCGCCGCGCGGGGCCCGGTGTACTCGAAGCGCACCGGGGGGTTTCGTGCGCATAATCGTTGCGCGTGCACGATAGAACCCGTTTTTCACGATCTCCCGCGGGAGAAATGGCCGCCGAGCTCGCGCGCTTGGGCGGACAAGTACGCGGAGTGGAAACAAGCAAGCGCGACGGGGGAGGTAGGATCTTGGCGCTCGTTTGCGGGGTGAGTGATGCCGTGCTCAGGTTGCGCGCGTAGACGCGCGGCTCTCAAACGTTGGCTACTCGAAACACTCGGAGGTAAAGATCATGTCGGACGAAACGACGAAGCAAGCGACGGACGCACCGCCGCCGACACCGCCGACGACGGAAGCGGACAAGCCCGATCCGATCGCGGAGCTTGAGAAATGGCGCGCGCTCGCGCGCAAGCACGAGGCGGAGGCAAAGCGTAACGCAGAGGCGGCCGCGAAGCTCAAGGCGCTCGAAGACGCGCAAAAGTCCGAAATCGAGCGCATCCGCGAGGCCGCCGAGCTTGCGAAGCGGGAAGCGGAGCAAGCGCGCACGGAAGCACTCCGGTGGCGGGTTGCCGCTCGTTTGCAGCTCCCCGCGCAACTCGCGTCGCGCTTGCAAGGCACGAGCGAGGAAGAAATCGAGGCGGACGCGAAAGAACTTTTGGCCGCGATCTCGAAGGGTGCGGTGCGCGACTTGCCGAAGGACTCGACGGTTTCGGGTGCGACGGGTACTCCCGCGTCGGAGGGTGAGGAACTTGATCCGCGAAAACTTGCGTCGAGGATCACTTCGAGGTGGTAATATCTCATCGGTGCTTGATCGCTACCGCACCGACATGGTGCGAGTCCGAACGGACGCGCTAGCGGTGACGCACCCCGGACTTCCGCCGATGCCGACACGGTGTCGGGCCCGCGAGGGTGAGCGACTAACACCGGAGGATTAGCACTTGGCGATCTCAACTATCAAGCCGCAAGTTGTGTCGGCTACCGCGCTCGGTTTGCTTGAGCGCGACGTCGTGGTTCCGCGGTACGTTTGGCGCGACGCGGGCGGCGACTTCCGCGGCGCCGCGGGTGATGCGGTGACGATCCGCGTCCCCGCGTACTCGCCCGCTCGGACGCGCGCGCTCCGCTCGGGTGCGGCGCGGACGAAAGACGATCTCACCGAGCGGCGCGTCGTCGTCACGCTCGACACAAACGTGTACAAGTCCGTCGGGATCACCGACGAGAACCTCACCCTCGACATCACGTCGTTTTCGGAGCAAGTGATCGCTCCGATGGTTGCGGGGATTGCGCGGGGTATCGAGGACATTTTGATCTCGACGATTCAAGGTGCGGGGTACGCGTACGACGTCACCCTCGATCCCGATGCGGGTACGGAAAACGCGACGACCTCGAAGACGTTTTACGGTGCCGCGGTGCGCGCCCGGAGGATGCTCAACAACGGACGCGTCCCGATGACCGATCGGGTTATGATCGTCGGCACGTCGATCGAAGCGCTCGCGCTTCAAGAACCCCAGCTCGTGTCCGCGGAGCGCATCGGCACCGCCGACGGGATCCGCGAGGGGATGATCGGGCGGATTGCCGGGTTCGACGTGATCCCCGTCCCCGCGCTCGCACCGGGTGAGGCGTACGCGTTTCACCGCACCGCGTACGTGCTCTCGACGCGCGCTCCGTCCGTCCCCGCTTCCGCACCTTGGGGTGCGACGCAAGCGTGGAACGGATTTTCGATCCGCGTCGTTCAAGCGCTCGATCCCGACACGGTGGTGGACACGGTGCACGCGGACGTTTTCGCGGGTGCCGACATCGTGCGCGATTACGGGACGCTCACCGGGGAGATCTTTACCCCCGCGGAGAACCCCGATCTCGACGTCGATACGCCGCTCTTTGTCCGTGCCGTCAAGATCACCCTGCGTAGCGTGTAGGATGCCGACGCTCCCTCCGCTCGCTACCCTCGCCGCGATGGGGGATCGACTCGGGGTAACCCTCGATCCCTCATCGGCGGACGGTATTCGCGCGACGGCGGCGCTCAACGATGCGTCGTCCGTCGTGCGCACCGTCGCGCGGCGGACATGGGTTGACGAGGACGGCAACCTCGAACCCGTCCCTCCCGTCGTCGAGCAAGTTGTACTCGCGGCCGCTATCCGTGTCTTCCGCAACCCCGACGGTTTCGCGCAAGCTTCCGTCGGGGACGTGTCGGTATCGTACGGATCGCGCCCGGGAGGTTCGGTTTTCCTCACCCGCGAGGAAAAGCGCGCGGTGATGGTTGCCGCGGGTGCGACGGCGGCGCGCTCGCTCGGTATCACGTCGGGGTGGGTTGTGCTCCCGACGCACTCCCTCGACGACGAGGCGCTCGCATGATCCCTGTGTCGACGACGACGATCCGCGTACTCCGTCCCTCGACTCCGAGGGTGCCGTACGGTGCAGCACCCCCCCTCGCGGTTGTTGCGTCGGGGGTGCGCGCGCATATCTCGACACAACAAGGCGTCGAGGATTCGACGGGTGCGCGGGAGGCGGTCTGGTTCCGCCTATCGTGCGATCCCGTCGACATCCGACACGGTGATACCGTCGAGGACGAGCGCACCGGAGCGCGCTACGACGTGCTCTGGGCTCGCGTCCGCACCGGGGGGAGCGTGCTTTCGACGCTCGATCACGTGCAAGCGGGCATGATCCAAACGTCCGGAGTTAGGAGCGCACCGCGTGGTTGAGGGATTTCGCATCGATCGGATCGAATTCGACAAGAACGGGCTAGAGGACGCGCTCGTTCGCAACCCCGCGATCGCGCTCGTGCTCCGCGAAATCGCGGAGGATAGGATCAAGCGCGCATCGTACCCCGGAGCGACGTTTCGCGTTTGGGCGGGCGTCGGCAAAAAGCGCGGAGCGTACGCTCAAGGGGTGATGTATCACCCTCGCGCGCGCTTCGTCGAATTCGGCACCCGCAAGGCCGCACCGCGTGCGGTGTTGCGGCGCGCATTTGGGATCGTGTAGCGATGGCGACCGAAGCATGGATCGAGGCGGACGTTGACGGTGCGTTTCGCGAGTACCTCGAAGTCGCACTCGGGCCCGCGATGCTCGGGAGGGTGCAACACGCCGCGACGGACGGGCCGCTCCCGCAAGTTGTCGTGATGCGACTTGGCGGGTATGCGACGGACATTTCGTACCAGATCGACGTTTGGGACGAAACGCGCGACGGCGCGTGGTTGCTCACCGCGACGGTAGCGGGTGCCGTCGAGGTAGCGTCGGAGGCTTGGGCGTCGCTCATGCCGTCCGCTCATGCGCGCATCATCGGAACCCGCGTCGAGTCGATCCGATGGTTACCCGACGACGTTACCGACACGCCGCGGTACGTCGTCGAGGTGACGGTATCGGGTACAATCGCTTAGCAAGCACGGGAGGGTATGATCATGGGGAATCCCACAAACGTCCGCGTCGGGCCGGGTAAGCTCTATTGGGCACCGCTCGGCACCCCCGTCCCCGCGGATCTCGACACCCCTTGGGACACGGATTGGATCGAGCTCGGGTACACGCACGAGGGCTCGACGTTCTCGATCTCGGCGGACTTTCAGGACGTGACGGTTGCCGAGGAATACGAACCCGTCGCGATCTTGCAAGTGTCGAGGACGATCACCGTCAAGTTTCAGCTCGCGGAGCTCACCGCCGAGAACTTGCTCCGCGCACTCAACGGCGGAATGGTGACAATCGCGGGCGGGCTCAAAACGTACACCCCGCCGCCCGCGGGTGAGTTCAACCCCGCGATGCTCGGTTGGGAGTCCGACGACGGGCTTGAACGTTGGGTTTTCCGCAAGGTGATCCAAACGGGGAATATCGAGATTCCGAGAAAAAAGGCACCGGAAAAGGCGGTTATCCCCGTCGAATTCCGAGCGATGAAACCCTCGGGAACGTCCGCTTTCGTTTGGATTCACGATGCCGACTATGCCGCGTAGCG